TGATTATGAACAATTTGAGAAGGATATATACGATGGAGAGTAATACAAAAGGACTAATGATTGATCTTAATAAGAGAAGAGAACTGTGTGAGAGTATATATCAATTAATAAGGCAAGATAAGGAGATTGCAGAAGAACTAATTGACGAATATGTTTACTTACTAGATGATAACAGAGTGGACGAATTAGCAGACTTATGTAATGATGAACTGAGAGAGTATGATGACTAAGTTAACAAGAAACATATTAAATTACGTCTTCTATATTATACTAGGAAGGATAATAATATTAGTACTATTTGGAACATAACGTAACAGATTAACTCTCCTTGATTAACACATAGTCAGGGGGAGTTTTCCACAGAAAGTATTATTAATTGTGGAAAACTATCTAAATTAATGTTATTTTACCCTTATAAATAGCAAATTAAATGTATATGAGTGATGTAAAGGTTTTCCACAATTTGTTACTAATAGGGGGTACTTCTGTGGAAAAGGTATCAAATAGTGTGGAGAATATGTTTATTAAGTNNTGANNTCCTTGTNATCTAAGCGAGCATAGTATAACACGAACTCGCTTTAATTGTCAAACCCTCGTTTATATTTTGTAGGGTTATTACGTTTTCCACAGTTATAAGATTATATCTAAATATACTAACAATACTTGACAACAACTCTCAGATATTGTAGAATACTAAGTAACACCAACTCCCCCTAAGTCTGATGCCAGTTCTTTACAGTCAAGCAACGAAGAGTAAGTATAGAATAACATTAGAAGTTGATGCACTAAGTGACTTTAATCCACATCAAATTGATTGGAGAAAAGTATTAGATATGCAAGACAATGAGACAGTCGAAAGTATCATTGAAGATATGAGTAATCCTGTCAGTTGGTAATAACAAAGGGGAACCTCTAAAGTGTTATTATAGTGTAGACAATCTTAAAACCTAAAATGTCAAACAGTAACGCACAGTTTGTATCATCGAACTTTGCCGAATTTCTGCTAGATAATGCACAAAATGGCAATGAAATCTTAGCAGTATTAGATGATCTTTATGAGGTGCAATCGTCCCCCCTATAAGTAACAACAATTAAAGCACATATTAGGGGCAGGTTGTTTATACTTTGCCCCCGTAATGTGTAAGACAGTTAGTGTTACTTAGTGTTTACACAGTTGTTGACATTTAGTGTCACAGTATGCTACAATTGTTTATAGCGTCTCAGACAGTATTATGGGGGCGTTGTTGTTATCGTGGCGGTTTTCGTTGCCCGTTTTAAAAAAAGTAAAAGTCCCTAACCTACAAAAGTGGGTACATGAGAGTTATTTCTAAAACAATTAGAATAAAAAAAATCCCCCAAGAAAAAAAGTGGTTCGATTACCATTTCGATTCTTGGGATTTTTGGTGTCATATATACAAAAAAATCCGCAGTAAAAGAATCGCCCTATAAGGTTTTATGGAAGAAACAGTCTACCACATATACGCAACAGATAAGTGTCTATACAACTGTCTGAAGGAATCGGAGTTTAAACATATATGGAGTAGACTGGAAGAAATGGGAATAGAGGACTTATCATATGAGAAGCTGCCACCAGGTATAGGAGGTGTGCATACGGTTAACTGGAAAGAACCTGATGGTGGGGATTCTTATTGACAGACTACATAAAATACATTATAATTGATATGAAGGTATTACACAATTATGGCAAAAGGATTTACAGTTAAAGCCAATGCACCCACAAAGAAGAAAGAAGAGTGGGACATTGACGCAATTAAAGCAAGAATGAAAGGGAAGACGATAGTATTCTGTCTTCCTGGTCGTGGATGTTCTTTCGCATTTCTGAAAAGTTTCGTGCAGTTATGCTTTGACTTAGTTCAGAATGGAATGTCTATCCAAATCTCACAGGACTATTCCTCAATGGTTAACTTTGCAACGATGTAAGTGTCTTGGAGCAAATGTTCTCAGAGGACCCGATCAGATTCCATGGGATGGGAAACTTAAGTATGATTACCAACTATGGATTGACTCGGATATCGTCTTTGACTCTAACAAGTTCTGGCAGTTATGTGACGTTGCTGTCCCTGCAGAAGTAGTTGGAGAAGATGGAAGTTGGGATGAAAGTAAGGAAAGACGTATTGCTGCTGGTTGGTATGCTACAGAAGATGGTAGTACTACATCTGTCGCACACTGGTTAGAAGAAGATGACTTCCGCAAGAACGGTGGTGTTATGAACCAAGAAACCGTCGAAAGTATCTCGAAAAGAAGAAAGCCTTTCACAGTAGACTATACTGGGTTTGGTTGGGTTATGATTAAGAAAGGCGTTTTCGAGGGACTCGAATATCCTTGGTTCGCTCCAAAGATGCAAGTCTTTGAGTCTGGTAAGGTACAGGATATGTGTGGAGAGGACGTATCGTTCTGTCTAGACGCTAAAGAAGCAGGTGATGAAATTTGGTGCGATCCTCGTATCAGGGTTGGCCACGAAAAAACTCGTGTTATCTAAATTATGCTTATTATGTCAATTGCTGCGTGGCTCGGTTTATTCGTTATTCTTGGTATTATAGGGGGTGTATACCTTCTTAACCTTTATAATCCACATTAATGGATAAACGTTATAATATACGTTATAAGGGTGATATACTTCACCCTAATGTTTCTATAGAAGAATGTAGTAATCTTTTATCAAGTATTGCAGAACGCTTCTATAGTGGTGAGGATGATGAAATTACCCCTAGTTTTTTAGAAATGGAGGAACTTACTAATGTCCGCATGGAATAGTGAAAACACAATTGAGGCAAAACCGAAAAAAACTCGTCAGGGAAGAGGTAAGCATAGCAAATATGCCGCCTCCTCTCGTAACAAAGCACCGAAAAGGTATCGAGGACAAGGTAAATAAATACAAGGGACTCCGAGAGTCCCTTTTTTATTGCAACGAGGTCTAAATGGAAGAAAAAATGCTACGTGAAATTGCAAACGATGCAATAACACCCAAGAAAACAAATAAAAAAGTGCAAAATGACCTTTATGAGAGGGTAGAAGACAACGAATTCTATGAAGGATTGGACTATGACGACCAAATGATACCCTCTGCAGAAAGTTAGTCATCAATCCTTAATAAATAAACAATAATTGCTGTATTAATGTGCCTATAGAACGAGTTAGCCAAGGATTTAAGGATATTAGCATGACTTTTCAAGTTAATCCCCTTAATTCAGACCTTATTGGTCTTAAAAATGAGAATGCTATTGCTCGTTCTGTAAGAAATATTGTTTTTACATTGCCTGGAGAGAAGTTCTTTGATGAAGATTTTGGATCTAGGATCTCTGCTTCCCTTTTTGAGAATATTGATGAGATTTCTGCAGCAGAAATTGTCGATGAAATAAGACAATCGATTATTAATTATGAACCAAGGGTGGATTTACTTGATGTACAAGCATTTCCTAACTTTGATAATAATCAATTTGATGTTCGTATTGTATATGAAATCATAGGAGCTGATGTTCCTGCTCAAGAATTGCAATTTGCACTACAGTCAACCAGATAGATGGGATTAGTTAATTTTTCTAACCTTGATTTTNATCAAGTTAAGACATCGCTTAAAGAATATCTTAAAGCAAACTCTACTTTTACGGATTATGACTTTGAGGGGTCTAACCTTTCATCCATAATTGACGTATTAGCATACAATACCTACATTACTTCGTATAATGCCAACATGGTAGCGAACGAAGTCTTCATTGATAGTGCTACTTTAAGGGAAAACGTAGTCTCATTGGCAAGAAACATAGGATATGTACCAAAATCACGTAAAGCAGCAACTGCAACCGTAAGTTTTTTCGTAGATTGTTCAGATATTAGTCCAACACCATCCACAATTACTCTTAAGGCAGGTCCTGTTGCTGCAACTTCAGGAACTTTTGGTAATCAATCATTTGTTTTCTCAATTGTAAGTGATATTACTGTCCCAATACTAGATGGAATCGCTAATTTTAATGAAATTAGCATTTATCAGGGGTCTTTACTCACTTCGACATTTACTTTTAGCTCTCAAACACCTAATCAAAAGTTTATTTTACCAAATGCAGGTATTGATACCTCATTAATAAGGGTTGTAGTAAGACCAAATCAACAATCGACAAGTAAAACCAATTATACCACTCAAGATAGTCTCTTTGATCTTGATTCTGAGTCAAAAGTTTATTTTTTACAAGAAATTGAGGATGAAAGATATCAACTTTTCTTTGGAGATGGAATTTTTGGTAAAAAGTTAGCAGAAAATAACTTTATTAAGGCAGATTATATAATTTCTAACGGAGATGCTGGAAATGGAGTCAGTCAATTTGAGTTTGCTGGAAATTTATCATATGAAAGGAATGGATTAGACTATACGGTCACTTCTGGAGTGTCTTTAATGACTACAGACATTACTTCGACTGGTGGTGAGAATATTGAGACTGTAGAATCTATTAAAAAGTTTGCACCACGCATTTATGCCTCTCAAAATCGTGCTTTAACAGCAAATGATTATGAAACATTGATCCC